CCCTAAGATCATTTCATCTTTATAGGCTCTAACTGATCCTCGGCATAAAAGGCTAACGTGGTCATGTTTGTGGCTATGCTGCGGGGCTGCGTTACCAGCCTTGGGTAAATCATAGAACCGCACCCAAATCCCATCCGCATCGGCAAATTCCATATACGTTGCCGGCTGTGGATCGCCAATGTAAACAACATTATCTAAATCGCTCATTCTTCCCCCTTAGTTTTGTTTCAACAAGAACAGCTAAATCCCAAGAATCACCCGTTTGTTCAAGAATCTCCGTTATTTCATCGTTAGTTAAACCAATAAAATGCTTTTTAACCTCAAATGATGGCTGGCAAGTTACCTGCGGCTGTACAGCACAACCTGTCAAAACCGCACAAATAAACGCTATTTTAGTTTTCCGCATTTCAAACACACTTGATAAACCTCGTCTAAACATCCTTTCCAACGCTTTCTGATTTGAAATCTATGCCAACAACCAAATAGTTTCTCGTATAGCCAAATCATTTAGGCGGCCTCTCTCTTGCAGTTAATTGTTGAACGCGCTCGATGCAAACATCATATTCAAACGATTGTTTAATCGCATCCGCTTTTAGCTGGTCAATCTGTTTAGATTGAATAAGATTGTAGGTTGCGGAATAAATGAGCAGGAACAGAGTACCTCCGAGGCAACCAGCTAACACCAGTTCTCTCATGATCTTGTACTCGTAGGGGTTAATTGCTCTTTGGTGGACGGAACCCAGCCTTCCCTGAGTTCCTTCAAAACATTGCTCTTCGGAGCCACGTTTACCCGGCAGACTTTCGGATAGGGGCTCTGACCTTCGCCACCCCAGCAAGCTCTCAACCTTTCCCGCATCGCTTGCTTTCCCCTTGCCCGAGTGTTTTGGTTATCCCGGCGAGCAAGGCGGTCTGAGCCAAAGAAAAACCCCGCTACGTTTAGAAAGGGGCTTGGCCCTGGGCGGGGCAGTTTTAGGCATGGATGATGGACATGACTAAAACCACACAAGCCCCTATCTAAAGATAACGGGGTTTCCATCATTCGTTGCCTGACTGCCAGATCAGACACGCATAGATTAAATGTAAATTTATTTATTGGCAACATTTAAGATTCTCCAAGCTGTTGCTGCACACAATGGCACTTGTCCGTTTCCAATGGCTTTAAGTCTGTCCACCCTAGCGGCCACCCCATGAGCCACTCGACCCACGTTGGGTTCAACTGACCACCAACTCGGCTTGCCATAGACGGTTCGTTCCTCAATGCTTCGCTTGGCGCATTGGTTTCTTTTGCCATGTGCGCTGTTGGAGTAGGCCATATTTGAACCGCTCCAGCCAATCCATTTTGTGTATTGTTTGGATCGCAATTTGCACCTTTTTTCGCATCGTTTGATATTGGTGTAGGCCACTTGTTTGATGACATTTTTACAGCCGATGCTAACGGATTGCCTTGGTGTATACCACGGGGATTGTCCAAATTTTTTCCTCCACCGCCGCCCGAAGCTATGGGAGTGGGCCACAATCCAGATTCTGTCTCGCTTATGGTTGGCTCCCACGTCTGACGCTGATATAACTCCCCATTCCGCATCGAACCCCATCTCGGAAAGGTCTCCAAGGACTGTTCCAAGTCCTCGAAGAGTGAGCATTGGGCTGTTTTCCACAAAGACGTAGCGGGGTTGTACTTCGCCAATAATCCTTGCCATGTGTTTCCACATGCTTGATCGTTCACCAGTGATTCCTGCTCCTTTTCCGGCGGCTGAGATGTCTTGGCAGGGAAACCCTCCAGATACCACGTCAACAATTCCTCGCCATGGCTTTCCGTCAAAGGTTTGTACGTCATCCCAAATCGGGAAAAGCGGGAGAATTTTGTCATTTTGTCGGGCGCACAATACGCTTGCGGGATAGGGTTCCCACTCAACAGCGCAGACTGTTCGCCATCCAAGCAATTTTCCTCCAAGTATTCCTCCACCAGCACCCGCGAAAAGAGCCAGCTCATTCATATTTCTCATTTATTAGCAAGTTCAGGCCAAATTTGTGCATAGTCATCAAACATCCCCCTTCTAGTTACTAGAAACCCTGTTGCGCGTTCTACTCGCGCAGCCAAGACAACCATCTGCCCTTTAGGTATGCCATGCCCCCGCCATTGCGTTACGGCTTGGGGACTAACTGCACACATTCTTGCTACCTCGGCTGGGCCGCCTAATAGGTCAATTATTTTGCTGCTAGATAATTCAGATTTCATCAATAAACCTCCTAAAGCAATCTTAACGCAAACTGACGTTAAGCCGCAAGTTAAAATAGTTGTTGACATAGGTATAAAGATAGCTTTATAGTTCTTCTGCGGTCATTTGACCGGACACTCAAGGACTAATCATGGAATCAATTCAAAGCAACCTCATCCTCGCCGAGCAATGGTTAGAGCATCAGCTATTGAAGTTTCATAACGAACACGAAGCGTTTGATCTGAACGATCCTGACACCTTACGCGCAGTTAAGTTAGGCGTTGCCATCGCAACGATTGGCAGTCTTTGTGAAGCGTTTCCCGGTGCGCGTGACTCTTTAATCAAACAGATGGAAAAAGCAAATGACTGACAACGACCACAAAGCCTTAATGGAAGAACTGGAACAACACGCTTACCGCCTTTTCGATGGATTAAAAGAATATTTATCTGAAGCCGATCAGCAATTACTCAAACTTTTACTAGGAATTAATTAAATGGCAATCATACTAAAACTGGAATCCGACAATCGCGAGTTCATTATTGCTCCAGCCGGCAACCACTTAGCCCGTCTATTCTCAATCGTTGATCTCGGAACCCAGATAGTTTTATGGGAAGGCAAGGAAAAAGAACAACGCAAACTGCTGTTCCGTTTTGAATTGCATGGCAAAGACAATGACGGTAAGCCAATGGTGACTGAAGGTGGAGAGCCTTTAACCATCAACAAAAAATACACTTGGTCTATGTTTGAAACCGCCAAACTACGCCAGCACCTCGAAGCATGGCGCGGTCGCGCATTTACCGAAACGGAATTGCTAGGCTTCAACATTGAAAAGGTCTTAGACAATTTTTGTATGTTGACCATTGTTCAAGGAACTAACCAGTCTGGCAAACGCTTTGCAAAGATTGAGCAAATATCGTCGGTTCCCTATGACATGAAAGAGCGCGGCTTTCCCAAAGGCCATAACGCACGAATCCTGTTCTCATTAGATGAACCTGTATTTGATCATCAGACGTTTAACGCCCTTCCAGAATGGATTAAAACCGAAGTAATGGGTTGCCCAGAATACAAAGACGCGATGGGTTACACCCCTGCTCCCAAGTCCACTAAGTCCCATGATCCGATTGATGACATGGAAAGCGACATACCTTTTTAAGGAACGAACATGACAAAAGCATCTGAATCAGGCCATTGGTATGACCGTGACGGCACTCCCCGTTACACAATTATCGGCAAAAACGGCAAGGAACGCCCCACAACCCTGCGTGACGCTAGAGAACATGGATATGTGGTGTCAGTAACCGGAATTACAGGCCAATTAGACAAACCCGCCTTANNNAANTGGAAGATTGANCAAGCCATNNTNGCTTCNTTAACNCTGCCACGCTTGGAAGGCGAATATGAGGAATCATGGCTCGAGCGGGTTCGGGAGGATGCAAAGGAAACAGGAATCAATGCAGCATCCGAAGGCACGAAGATCCACGCCGCAATTCAAGCCTTCTATGAGGGCGAAACGGTGTCGGCTTATGTTGACCACGTTATAGGTGCAGAAAAAGCACTAGACGCGATGTACGGGCGTCAGAAATGGATCTGCGAGGCGTCTTTTGCCCATCCGTTAGGTTTTGGCGGCAAGTCTGACCTGCACCTCAAACCCTGCGAGGATTTCCCTCTAGGGTTAGTTGTGGATATTAAGACAAAGGAATTTGACGATCCCAGCAAGGTCGCGGGATGGGATGACCAGTTGTGGCAAGTCGCCGCTTACCGTGAAGGCTTGGGCATCCCTAAAGCACCCTGCGCCAATCTGTGGGTAAGCCGTACCGTTCCCGGTCTTGCGGTGATCTGCGGCAAGAAACATGATATTCCTAGCTGGACGCCCGAGGAATTGGATTGGGGCTGGGCCTGTTTTAGTAAGTTGGTTGAGTTCTGGAAAATCAAAAATAAATATGAGGTGAAATCATGAAAGATTATCGTCCGAGCTTTCAGCAATACGAACCGCCGTTGTTTGTGCAAATCCTTGCAGCCGTTTGCGTCTTGTTTGTCTTTTATGTATTCATTATAGGAATGTTAAGTCTATGACTATCCAATCCCTCACAATCGAGCAATTACAGTCCTTGTCGCCTAATCGGTTTGGCTACGCTACTCCATTACCCGAACTGTTAGAAACCGCCGCAAAGGCTCTTAAACAGGCTCAGGATTATGCTAAACAGGAACCTTTTGCTTATGTCATTTGGGCTGGGGATCATTGGGAAATCAACAATTCCCGCAACGGCACTCCGGTGTTTGTATTCCCGCCTAACCGTCAGCCTTTAACCTCTGAACAGATTCAAAAGATCGCCAATGACGTTCGAATAGTTAATGTGCCTTCTTTTATGGTTGAGGCTTTTGCTCGTGGGTTAGAAAAAGCCCATCAAATAGGTGAATAAATGAACGCCGTTACCGATACCAGCCGTGAGGCTTACTGGTCGTTAGTCGCCGAACGTAAACTGCAACCAATGGAAGAGGTGATTCTTGGACTACTCGCTGACAACATTCCTAGAACTAGGAAAGAAATTCGTGACGCAACAGGCATGGAACTGTCTGGTGTATGCGGTCGCGTTAATTCTCTGCTTGCATCTGGTGTTGTGGATGTTATTGGGGAAAAGACCGATCCAGGAACCAGAAAAAGACAAGAGTTAATTGGGTTTCGGCAACCAAAACTTTTTTGAGTTTGGTTAAACTGAAACCCTCCTCCCTTAGCCCCCGCTTGTTTGGGGGCTTTTTTTATTTGTGGCGTAAAGCGGGGATGGGGTGGGCTTCCGACAATGGCATCCGCTCATGCTCTTTGAGTTCTTTGTTTAACTCGTGGACTTTCTTCATTTCTTTTTGAAAGTCTTTTTCGATGACGTAGTGTTTAGGGTCATTGCATTTAGCTTTTTCGCGGGTGATCTTCATGCGTATATCCTTGTTCCGGTTTTATCAATAATCAGGGCTTGGCCTCTTGGCTGTTCCCCTTCACGATTTGGTACAGAAACGTGAGTCCAGCTATCAAACTCACGAATCACTTGGTCGAACGGTAGTCCTGAGCCAATAATGGCCTGTGTTACTTGATCAGGCGTCATTCCCGGCACTCTAATGTCTGCCGCACAACCTAACCTATGCTGGCTGGTGTCCTTTGATCCAACAGCGTCATTGACCTGTTTAGAGCGATAGGCCGAGTTAATCATCACCGGTTTGTTGTCTAACAGAACTTTAACACGCTCCAGAAATTCAGCCAGACGCATTAAATTGGCTTGGACTGCATCATCGGGTGAATTATCCCATCCATTGCGAACCGCTACGTCTGAACGGGTTAATTCCTCTAATGAAAAATGAGGGCTTAATTGGGTCATTGTGTTGGTGTGCTTTGATGTAGTAACTGATCTTTAGCCTGGCTACCTGCACTGCTACCAAAGTAGAAAGAGATAATCCCTACCCATGCACTGCCTAGGCTTCCCAACATAATATCTATCTCAGGGTTTTGTTTAGTCAAGCCCACCATCAAGCCTACCAATATTCCGAAGAATCCAACAGTGACAGCCAAAGCGAGAAAGGGCGGAACCCAGGACTTTACCGTCTTCTGCATATCACGGGCTGAAGCTGCGTCCGCATATTGCAGTTTGGCAAAGTCTAGGTTCATTTCCTGAGCTTTAGCTTTAATAGCAAGTTCGGCCTGTTGAATGGCTGCAACCTGTTCACCAGTTAGTTTTCCGGCTTCTACGGTTTTCTGTACTTCATCGCCTGACATACCTAAAGCGGATTCCAATGCGCCTACCGCCATACCGGCTACTGGAGAACCTAACGCCGAGGCTACCGTTGGAGCCAGTTTTTCTATCGTGTCTAACCAATCGCTCATTTCAATCTATCCCGTAGAGTTTGTTCAATAATTGCTATTTCTCGTTTATTGTCCATAATAAGATTTCGGTTGTCTTGAATCTCGCGCTCAAGGTCTTGCCGTAGTTTCTCTCTTGCGAGTTCTGCTGCTGAGTTCGTGGCTTGTTTGTTGTCGCTGGTAACTACCAGACTCACTTTGCCGTTTAGTACAGTAACCTCTTGATTGAGTGACGACAGGGTAGTCATTAAATAGACTACACAAGCAAATAACATGGGAAGAACTGCAAACGCGACTTTTTCAATAAGAGCAGATTTAGCGTGAGCTTCTTCAGCACTCATTAGTCTTTTCCCTTTTCAATGTGTTTGTTCCACAATTCAAACAAGGAACGCACTTTTTCTTCAACAGTTGTTAGTCTACCTTCCATCTTTGCCAGCACTATAACCAAGGTCACAAAACCGACTGCTATAGGCCATATTTTAGAGATGAAATCGACAATATCCATTATTTGTCTACTTTGTTGTCGAGCTTGTCGAAAATCTTGTTACATAATGCTTCTATGCGGTCGATGGCTTTATTGAAGTCTTCTTTGCGCGTGTAGTCGGAATGGACTTCGGCTGCGATTTCCTTAACGTCTGTCTTGAGGTCTTTGATAGCTTCCCAGACAGTCTTAAGAATCCATGCACCTAATGCGCCAATTAACGTAAATCCTGCGTTGATAAGTGTTTGGTCAATCATGGGTTTAATCCGCTAATCGGTGTTCCGCCCGTTTGCGGGCCTTTATAATCTAAACCTTTATACGCTTGTACACGCTTCTTTGCTGCTGCTGATTCCTGAACTGATTTGATACCTTCTTTGGCAATGCTTCCAATAGGTAATCCGATTGGTTTTCCAGCCAAATTACCAGCCATTTCTAGGCCCGTTCCAGCCAATCCTGCGGCTCCGCCCATTAGTCTTGCTAAAACAGTTGCGGTTCCTGACGTATTGATTGCGGCTCCTGCTGGGGGCATTTCAACATAAGCCGCTACTCGGCCTAACTTAGTTAAATCTTCAGCGGTTTGCGGATCAAACAATGATTGCATCTTGCCAGAATCTTGAAATTGCTTAACGGCTTTGTTGTAACTGGCTTGACCTACCCATTTCTCTTCACCAGCCACACCTCTTACGGCTTGGTTCTTTAAGTA